GGAGTTAAAGCTTCAGGAAATTCTGAAGCATTCTTTCAAATTTAATTTGTAAAATTTTTTTTCGTCGTTGGTTAGGAGACAAAGACATGGGACGAGGACCGACCCGAAGTCGGTCTCTTTCGGACTGGCACCAGTCCAAGTTTTCTTTTTCCGCGGTTCGCGAAGCGAACTCGATTTTTTTTGGTTTTACTTCTGTAACATAACGGAAGTACTCAGCTGGATGATGTTCCTTGAACCAGCGCTCGTAGTACCGAGGGATGGAGCATGTCTGCCCGTCGGGTAGAGTTAGCACACCGTAATTGAAAATATCGGTATAGTGTTTCTCGAGAAATTTTTTGCCTATGGCGTGTTTGGAAGATTTTTTGCTGATTGGGTGGAAGCAATGATCTTGATCCTTTCCATGGACAAGTTTCTTAGCAGCGTATCGTGCACAATAGCCTGCTGATTCAAATGTAACAGAACCGAATTCAGCGCGGCCGAAGGACCAAATTTTCGATAGTGTTGCTGAAGCTCGTACTTCATCGCCACGTTCAGTTTTACCGATAACCTGACCGTCTTTCGGAGCGAAATTAAATAAGATTGCATGCCAGTGAGGTCTTTTATTTTTTTCACCGTATTCACCGGTGACGAAGTAGGCGATTGGGTCATTTTGAACCTTTCTAAGTTTTTTCATGAAGTTTTGGAAATCTTCATAAACGAGTTTATCCGACGTCAAATGAGCGTCGTCGTAGGTAAGAGTAAGAAATATATTGTGTTCGTGCTGAGATGCTTCGTGAACGCAGCGAACCGCCCATTGACGGGCGTAATCGAGTCTACATTGAAGACACTTCCCGCAGGGAAGTTGAAAGGGCACTAATTCTTTGCTAGAGTCCCTTGGGGACCAGCAAATAGTTTTGCCATCTCGTGCAAACGAGACGGTCCTAGGGAATGTACAGCGCAAGTGTATGTTCCTTTTTTTTATTTAAAGCCGAATACCGCCGCGGAAATTCCGCGTACTTTGAGTGTTCTTAGGATGAACACCAGAAGCTTTTTTAAAGACTTTTTTGGATTGGGTCTTGGACATCGGTTTTCTTTTCATAAATTAATTCTTCGATTTTTGTTTATAAAAGGCGAGGCTTTTTTAATGTGTGACACACAGTGGTGTGTCAGTGGGCCTAATTACAACAAGTGCAGTAATTAGGCCAATGGGTCTAAGACCGTTTTAGTTGAACAGCTTTTAGCTGATGTTGTGGTGTGTCAAGTGATCTGAACACACCTGATGTTTCGTCGTACTCGCCGACGAAGTAGAGATCAAAATCCTCAGGGAATTTTGAAAGCATAGTTTTTTCGTCATTGACGGATTGAGCGAAGATTCGCTCGGCTTCGCCGTGAGTTTTTGCGTACCACGGTGGGTGGAAAATTTCGCATTTAGCGTCGCGGATTGAATATGCGCGCAAGTTCATATGGTTCTTTCTAGGCATCGCTGCCTTGTTACGGTTCCTGGGAGTTTGTTTACTCCCAGGCGTTTGTCTAGGTCTAGACGTTTTTTTATTTACATTTTTAATTTTATTTTTAAAGGGAGGCGATAGTTGCACCGCCTCCCTTACACCCTCCACTGCTAAGAGAGAGGGACTACCGCGCTACGCTTGGTTGCTCACCGGAGATTACTCCGGTCGAGCCTTTTTTGAAGAAGGAGTAGGAGTAGGTTCGGACGGGTTTGTTTTGGGAAGAGGTTTAGTGGTGAGTATTTCGTCGTTTGAATCGTCGTTTTTAGCACCAGTAGTAACCTTAGGAGGTTTAGTTTTGAGTCCGAGTTTGACAGCTTCGCTGTCGTTAGAAGGGTCTTGGAGGAATTCAATGAATTCATGCGGATCGTTAGAGAAACGATTCCGGAGTTTAGAAGGGAGAGAAGCAAAGCTTCGTTCAGCAGCTATCACAGTGTGAAGTGCAGTTTGATAGTCCGGCAGTTCAGAGATATCAGCGAAGATCGCATTAGATGCCGGTATAGGCGGATTGCCTTGATATTTTTTCATGATGAGTTTGAGATCGCACTCATCTTTAAATTGTTGATTCGTGCGAGAAGGAAGAGTGTTGACAGTAGCAACACGGAGAGAACCATTAGTTTCACGGATTTTTTTGATTTGATGTTTACGGATAATCACGGGTTATTAATCCTTACGCGCTTTTCAAATTCAGCACGTTGTTTAGTTTGATGATCGTTCAAATGGCGGTCGGCACCTGACTTAGTAGACTCTGTTATGCGGTCAACCATAGGTCGAACCGCATTATAAATTTTATTTTTGACATCAGCTTCCGGAATTCCTTTAGAAATTACCTTCGCTTCAATATCAGCTTTTGCGCGATTAGCTTTGAGAAGACCAATTTCGGCGGCGCCTTTTTCCATCGCCTGGCCGAATTGTTTAGCTTCTCGAACATTGCCGACAATATTTCCAATTTCTCGTTCCATAGGCATAGCAGAGCCGCTAGCAGCGGCCCCGCCTGGCGACGATGCGCCTGCGTTTGATGAAAGAATTGGATTAAGTCCGGCAGCTTTTAAGTCTTCGACTTCGCGCTGATGGGCAGTTGAAGACATGCGTTCCTGAAACGCCATTTGATTCTCCGCCTGCACACGGTTGAAGTTATTTTGATCCCATTGAGCGTGCCGGTTGGCGGCATTTTGTTCGCGTGCGCCGAACCAATCCATGCCCCAACCGGCCAATGAGTTTTGAGCCGCTAGCTCACCAAATCCGAAGTCCATTACATTTTCCCTAACGAAAGAGGAACTGACCGGACTGGCATTCTACGTGCGTGTTTAAAGTTGAACCAGAAATCACAGAGAAGATCGACTGAGTCAGTAACCGCGATCGCACGCTCAATGGGAGTATTTTGCTCAATGAATGTCGCATTAAGCGCAGGCAATGTAGCGAACTCTTCGGCCATATGCCAGAAGTCGAGGGACGTAGCGTAAGTGGATCTAAATTGACCCGTGATCTCAGAAGGACTGTATCGTAAGTGCGCAAATCGTTCTTGGTAACCAAAGACGTCATCATCGGCAGAAGTTCCTTGTAGATAAATTTCTTTATTAAGAATTGCTTGTTCGCCAAGTTCAGCGAATTTTGGCCAGTACAGATCGAATCTAGCCTCATAAGACCAGAAACGGTTTAAGCCTTGTTGATACGTGATCTCAGAACGAGGACACATAAGGCCAATTACATAACCATGTTCCTGGAAAGATTTAGAGAAACCAACAGTGCCATTACTAGCCGAAGTAGCAAATGCCGCTAATTGGGCCTGTGGGTTCGATCCTGACGTCGGAGCGGTCTGAGGTACCGGATGGGTATTGATCGTTGCAGAACCGCCTCCGAGGTATTCTGGGCGTTGTAAACGGAAGTCAGGTGCCGAAACTTGGAAATGAGCCTGGATGAGTTCGATGAAGCGGGTTCCGCCACGAGCATCGACTTCGTAAAGAGCCTGGACCTGAAAAGCCTCACGAAGCTGGTTAATTGTAGCAGCAGTGGCTTGAGTAAGATCGGCACGAATATTTGGGTAACCTGTATTATTCGGATCTTCTTCAACAGCTAAATGAGTATCAAAGACAGCTGTATTAGATCCAATCTGTTTACCTTTTGCGTAAACAGCAGCAGCAGTACCATCGGTCTGATAAGAATTAAGATTGGTCGGAGTATAGACCTGGTTGATAGTTCCTAATCCAGTGATGGGCGCTGAAGTTCCGAGGGGTAACTCAACCGCAGGACCTTTCTGAGGCCAAGGAAGGGCAGAAGTAAAATAATCATGACGGCGACCTCGCTTAAGAAGCGTAAAATCAGCAGGAGCATCAGGACCGTCATCTTTAGACACCAATACGGAATCTTGTAAGTTTTGATCACGAAACCATTCGTTCCAAATAAGGTTGTACATACGAAGCGGAAGACAATTGTCGATCGTATAACCAGCAGCAATATCAGTCGGAAGAGCGAAGTTATCGAAGATAGAACCGACTTCAGGACCACCAGCAGGAAATGTGAGTTTCGGGAAAGTATAATCAGTTGAGTCGCCAGGGTCAGTTTGAGCACCCATGAGCTTCTCGAAATTGTTCATCACCAAC